TGTTGAAGAGGGGACAACACAGGCTGATACTGGTTGGGTCTGTACGGTTGATCCGGGCGGAACTTTGGGAACTACGCCTGTTACTTGGGCGCAATTCTCAGGTGCAGGAACATATACCGCAGGAACGGGGCTTACACTTAGTGGCACTCAGTTCAGCATCACCAATACGGCGGTTTCTGCTGGTTCTTATGGCGGCGCGTCGTCGGTCCCGTCATTTACGGTCAACGCTCAAGGCCAGTTGACGGCAGCATCCGCGACAGCCGTTATTGCCCCAGCGGGAACATTGTCTGGCACGACGCTGAATAGCACAGTCGTCAATTCGTCCCTCACAAGCGTCGGCACGATCGGCACGGGCGTCTGGCAAGGAACGACCATCGGCGTCGCATATGGCGGCACGGGTCTCACGTCGTTCACGTCCGGCGGCGCTGTATATGCAACGTCAACGTCTGCATTGACGACCGGCACATTGCCTGTAACGGCTGGCGGCACAGGCCAAGCATCCGCATTAACCCAATATGGCGTGGTTTATGGGTCGTCAACATCTGCAATGGGTGTGACTGCGGCTGGAACGACAGGACAAGTTTTGATTGCGACAAGCGGTAGCGCACCGTCGTGGTCTTCCACAATTCCGTCTTCGGCTGGCGTTACATCATTTTCGGCGGGAACAACAGGTCTCACGCCAAGCACAGGCACGACAGGCGCGGTCACGCTTTCTGGAACACTCGCTGCGGCCAATGGCGGCACGGGACAATCGTCTTACACGATTGGCGACCTTCTTTACGCATCAAACACAACTGTTTTGTCTAAATTGGCGGCTGTCGCGTCGGGCCAAGTGTTGGTATCAGCAGGTATTGGCACGGCCCCAGCGTATTCGGCCACGCCAACATTAACTTCGCTAACGGCGGCGGCGTATTACGGCGGGACAGCTTCCTCGTCGTCTTTGACCTTACAATCAACCACTGGCGCCGGTTCAACGGACAGCATTGTCTTTAAGACGGGAAATAATGGCGCGGTCACAGCCTTAACAATTGCGTCAAATGGTAATGCAACATTTTTAAGCACGTCAACGACTGCGATTGGCACACTGTCACTTACAAATGCGTTGTCGGTGGCAAGCGGCGGCACTGGGGCCACTACATTTACTGCCAATGGCGTTTTGTATGGTAATGGAACCAGCGCAATTCAAGTGACGGGCGTTGGGACGACTGGCCAAGTTTTGGTTGGAAATACTGGCGCTGCGCCGTCTTGGTCGGCGGCAACATCGGTGTCGGTGACGTCCATTAATTTTGGGACAACGGGCCTTACGCCATCAACGGCCACGCAGGGGGCGATTACAGTTGCGGGGACATTGGTCGCGGCCAATGGCGGCACGGGACAATCGTCTTACACCGTCGGTGATTTGCTTTACGCATCCGGCAGCACAACGCTGTCCAAATTGTCAGATGTAGCCACTGGGTCGGTGCTTGTGTCCGGCGGTGTCGGTGTCGCACCATCATGGTCTGCATCGCCTACGCTTACGACATCGTTGACCACTCCTTTGCATATTGGTGGCACAACAGCATCGTCTACATTGACGTTAGAGTCTACCTCTGGTTCCGGCACGTCTGATTACATTGCATTCAAAACTGGCAGCCAATTGGAACAAATGCGTATTGATACCAACGGCAACGTTGGTATTGGGACGAGTTCGCCAAATGGCTTACTTGATGTCACAAGCAACACAAATGCTCCGGCAAGGTATTATTTTAGAAACACCAATTCAGGGTCAAGCGCATACACGATTATAGAATTGGGAACCGATAACGCGAATAATCGCGGTGAGCTTATTGCAACAAGCAGCACAAATTCTTCAGCTTTTGGATCAAATTCTATTGTTCTTCAAAACACAGGTGCGGCTCCGGTTATATTAGCTACCGCTAACACAGAACGTATGCGTATTGACGGCAGCGGCAATCTGCTGGTGGGGACGACGGCGCAAATTAATGGCGAAAGATTAAATGTCACTGGCTCAACCGCAAACCAAATAACGCGCCTTTATAATTCAAATTCGTCTCCTAATGGCCTTGGAATTTTTTATTCCACCGCAACCCCCAACACAGTTGGCAACTCATTTATCTATGCGTCGGATGCGACAACATATCGTTTCATTCTTCAATCCAATGGCGGCATTTACAATTATTCAGCCAACAACTCAAACTTGTCTGATGAGCGGTTGAAAAAAGACATTCAACTGTCGGGAAATTATTTGGACAAATTGTGTGCCATTCCGGTCAAGACATTTTTGTTTAATGACCAGACCGATCAAGAATTGAACCTTGGTGTGATTGCACAAGATGTTTTGGCCGCCGCTCCCGAATTGGTTGATAAAGATGGCTGGGGCGAAAAGGCACCCGATGGCACACCTTACATGGCAATCTATGAAACGGATTTGAAATACGCCATGTTGAAAGCCATTCAAGAACTCAAAGCAGAATTTGACGCATACAAAGCCAGCCATCCATAAGGAGATTGAACATGGCTAACACTTACACATGGGTTATCACAGCAATGGATGCCTACCCCCAACAGGCAGGGCAGACAGATGTTGTGTTTACGGTTCACTGGACACTTAACGGGACCGACGGCAACGGCCATAATGGCTCTGTCTATGGCACGGTCGGCGTGACATATACAGCCGGTGAGCCATTTACGCCATACGCGCAGCTTACACAGGCTCAGGTTACGGGTTGGGTAACTGCTGCGCTTGGTGCAGAACAAGTGGCTGCTTATGAAGCAAACATTTCAGCGCAGATTGAAAATCAAATCAATCCAACTGTTGTTTCACCCGCTCTCCCTTGGACATCAACTCCGTCGGCATAAGGTGACGTTATGACCTCCCACGACAACAACAATCTCATAATTGATACGGCTGTTGCGGCAGCGTCTTTGACGTTGCCTTGGTGGGCGCAACTGCTTGGTGAATGGGTCGGGCTTGTCATTTCTGTTTTATGGTTGGCCCTTTTAGTTATTCGTATTGTCCTTGCTTTACGCGAATGGTTTAGGGGTTAAACATGACGACGAATACAGGCCTCAATCAACCCGCATATAACAGCACGTCGCCGACATGGGACCAGCCTCTCAATTACAATGAGACAATTCTGGACTCAATCCTTGGTAATACGACGTCTGTCGCCATGCCAACAGGATCTTCAACAACGACAACTTTGAGCGGTCCCGCATCATCAGGATCTCTTGGTCAAACGCAAGCAATGCGTATTGTTTTGACGGGTTCTTTATCGGCAAACCAAACCCTTCAATTTCCCTCTGGCATTGGAGGCCGTTGGATTGTTTACAACAATACCTCTGGCGCGTATTCAATATTGCTGACATCAGGAGGTGGCGGATCTTCCGTCACGGCTCCGCAAGGATACAATGTTTCCATTTATTCTGACGGAACAAATATTAAATACACCGACGACGGTTTGACAAACAATTTTCCCACTTTGACTGTCCTTGGCAACACTTACCTTGCCACAACAACAGGAAATGTAGGAATTGGGACAAATTCTCCTGTTACCAAATTTCAAGTTGGTAGCGGAGGAAGCACATCATGGGCTTGGTTTAACCAAAATGTGGGTGGGTCAACTCCATCTTCGTCTATCACCACTGGTCTCGCTTTGGGCGGAAATTATTCAGGGGGTGGTACTGAAGGTAATATTATCTATGGAACTTATCTTACTTTCGCAAAATGGAATGGTTCAACATATACTGAAAATATGCGCATCGACTCCAGCGGCAACGTCGGAATTGGGACGAGTTCTCCTCAAAGAAAATTAGACATTGAGCAAGTAAGCACGGATTACCAATTAAGAATTGGCGACACTGGCGGTCATTATTATGACATCGGAAGAAATACTACGACAGGATTTTTAACTTTCTATGGAAGTCAATCTAATGCAAATGGATTTACGTTTACGGGCGTCGATGGCGAACGTATGCGTATTGATTCAAACGGAAATGTTTGTATTGGAACAAGTACTGCTTCATCTCTTTTAACAGTTAACGGAACTGTTACCGCTTCATCCTTTTCGGGGTCAGGCTCTGGATTGACTGGCACCGCTTCATCGTTGAACATTGGTGGAAATGCTGCAACTGCAACAACCGCAACCACAGCGACCACTGCAAATAACGTGTCGGGAACTGTTGCGGTTGCGAACGGTGGCACAGGAACAACATCTTTAGCGGCCAACAATGTTATTTTAGGAAACGGAACAAGTGCCGTTCAAACTGTTGCCCCCGGAACAAGCGGAAATGTTTTGACAAGCAACGGAACAACTTGGTCATCACAAACTCCTTCTGGATTAGGAATTAATCAATCATGGTATAACGTTTCAGGATCACGCTCGCTCGGCACTACTTATACCAACTCATCTGGGAATCCAATTCAAGTACTAGCGGCGATCAACGTATCGGGCGGATCAAGTACCGCGTTCGTAAATGTCGGGGGCATTTCTGTTCAAGAAATAGGGTCTTCCAACGAGCAGTTTGTGGCATCTATATCGTTTATTGTGCCGAACGGTATCACTTATTCAATATCCGGATCAAGCGCGTCAATTCAGTCATGGGCGGAGTTGCGTTGATGCAATTCACTTGGTTGTATCCCCAATTTATCGTTAATCCCGAACAAGACGGTCTCAAAGATGTCGTCGTCGGGATCAATTGGGTATGCACCGGCACCGATGGCACAAACACGTCATCCGCTTCTGGCACAGTCAAACTTGGTAGTCCTAATCCTGCCGAATTTATTCCGTATGCAAACATCACGCAGGAAATGGCCGCTGGTTGGGTGGCATCGTTGATCAGCGTTCCCGGCGTCGAGGCTCAAATTGCGACACAAATTGCCGCTTTGTCGCCCGCGCCAATTCAACCGCAAAATCCACCGTTTTGGGTAAGTGATTGATGGATCCGTTTACCGTATTGGCAGGTGCCACGGCTATTTACAATGGTTTGAAATCCGCCGTCAGTGCGGGCGAAGACGTCGTCGATACGGCTCATCGCGTCGGCCATTTGATGTCCGAAGTTGCCAAAGTCGTTCAACTTGTGTCAATGCCGCGCAAGAAGAAGGTATTCCAGTCGCAGGCTGAGTTTGAAGCGCAGGCGATGAAGCTCTATGCCGCCAAAGACAAGGCCAACCAGATGGCGGCAGAGGCGAAGAATATGTTCGTTGCCATACATGGCCTAGCGGCATGGGACAATGTCCAGCGCAAGGTCATTGAGTTGCGGAAAGAAGCCGCGAGACAGGCTAAGGAAGAGTATGAACAGGCGATGGAAACCCGCCGCGACATGATTATGGTTTCAAGCATTGTGGGCGGCCTTTTGGTTGTTATGGGCGGCCTTGGTATCTGGTTGTCATTAACGCACTAATAGGGGATCAAAATGGACCTTTTGAAATCATTCGGCCCACTTATTGGGTCAATTGCACCAACAATTGCGACCGCGCTTGGCGGCCCTGTCGCTGGCATGGCTGTCAAAGCTATCTCGGGCGCTTTGTTCGGCCACGAGAACGCTTCCGAAGACGACATTATGGCCGCTCTTGCCAATCCTAACGGCGATCAGCTTGCCGCTCTCAAAAAGATCGACGCTGACTTTAAGGTTCAGATGAAGTCGCTCGACATCGATCTCGAGCGCATCTCTGAGGCTGATCGCGATTCGGCCCGCAACATGGAAATCCAGACACGCGACTGGATCCCCCGCGTTCTTGCGGTTGGCGTCACGCTCGGGTTTTTCGGCATTGTTGCGTACATCTTGCACTATGGTTTGCCCCCGACCGGCGGTGAAGCGCTTTTGATGCTGATCGGGACGCTTGGCACGGCATGGACAAGCGTGATGGGGTTCTATTTTGGCTCTTCAGCTGGCTCTAAGCAGAAAACGGACGCTTTGACGGCGGCGCTGGGGAGCAACAAATGAAGGGAAATTTTGAACAGTGCCTTGCTTTTGTTCTAAAATCAGAAGGCGGCTTCGTAAATAATCCAAAAGATCCGGGCGGCATGACCAATCTTGGCGTGACCAAGAAAACTTGGGAATCGTGGGTGGGCCATGAAGTTGACGAAGAAGCCATGCAGAACCTTGGTCCCGAAGACGTGGCTCCGCTTTACAAGGAAAAATATTGGGACGCCATTGGTGGCGACAACCTTCCTGCTGGGGTGGACTATTCTGTCTTTGATTGTGCTGTCAATTCTGGACCTCAAAGAGCTATCAAGCTTTTGCAAAAAACGCTTGACCTGAACGAAGATGGAATTTTGGGCCCGATGACGCTCAAGTCGGTACAGGAGGCAAACCCCAGAACCTTGGCAACTACATATTGTGAAGACCGCCTGACATTTTTGCAAAGCCTCCCAACCTATAGTATATTTGGCGCGGGGTGGTCTCGTCGCGTCCTCGATGTCGAGGAAAACGCGTTCAAAATGGTAGGGTAACCATGTCACTGACTTATTCCACCTACGTCCAGCAGATCGCCACGATGGCCGTGGTGCCGGTCACCGACCCCAATTTTACGATCATTAT